CAGGGTCCGGTATGGCATACCAGGATAGATACTCTGTCGACTACGGAGACTGCATATTCCGATGCGTTTCCGGTGTCTTTGCCTTCAAAAGTGACAATGGGTTTCTATTCTGCCGATGGAGCGAATTTGCCTGGCATTACTGCGGTTTTTCTGCAAGGCGGGTATATTACGACCAATTCAGCAGATACGGTAACAGAAGTTTGGTCAACGGTTAGTACGCCTATAGCGGCTGCTGCTCAGGGCGCTTCGTTGATAGTAAAGCATTTGGATTTTGATACTTTTCCTGCCACGAGATATCGGTTTGGGATAACTCAAGCTTCTAGTACACAGGCAGCGGCTGACTTCAATATCCTTACGCTTTCTTACATGAATCCTGGCGTTAGCCAGAAGTAGTTAGGGAAATGTCCATCGGCGTAACAATGGACAAGGGAGGTATGGACGATGGCGGGAACACTAAACACTATGCAGGCAGCGGCTGCGAAATCAGCCACTTTCAACACCGGTTCGTTTG